TCACTCGTTGTCGCCTGCATCCATGTCCCTGCTGAGTACCCACCGCCTGATAAATTGAACCGTGTCCCCGGCTCTATGGAAAAATATTTATCAGCACCGGCTTCATTCGCGCATGCGAACATATTATAGCCATTGATATAACATGTCCAATAAGCAATAATGCCTGATCTGTTTCCTACCAGCTTAACATAGGGACCGACATAGATACCCTTACCTAATTCTACGTTTAAATCACCAGATTCAAAACCTATGCAATGCGCCCAGTTTGAATCGCTTACTGCAAAAGCTGTGGGAAATGCGTTCCCTACATTATTGTCTATCAGCGATGTATAAAAATAAATATTTGCTGTTCCATTTTGTATTCTCTTAACTACGGACCCCTTGTAATATGTCATTGATGTATGCCATTCGGGGATCCCTTCCTGCAGGGTATATCTCTGCTGGTAGGAATGAACATATAATGATGAATTCATATCCTCAAGGAATGGGGCCTTACTGCCGTCAGATGCTGTTACACAGGCATCCTGCAATCCTGTGCTCCATGCGGCCAGATCCTGGATCGTTGCGATGTCCTTTGTGTTGACCTGCGATCCAGCTGCTTTTGAACCAAATTTCCCGAAGTATGATGCTGCTCCGGTCTCACCGAATAATTTAAGCTGTGCCCTGGTTAAACGTGCCATGTGTACGCTCCTATGTGATCGTTATATTCGTCGACGCGACCGTGAATTTATATTGCTTTGTGCTCGTTAGTTCTGTTTCGCTATACGTTATCCCGTCGTCAGAAACGCCCAGGCTTGTCACAATACCTTCCGTTTCAATTGCCAGGATAATGCCGACCAGCTCTGATGCGATAGCCTGCTGTCCGAGCTTATAAAAGTTAGCCAGCGCAGTCGCCATCTCAGTTTTTACATATGCGGTATCCGGTGTACTGCCGTCTTTTGTCGTCAGTGTAAATCGTATATAAAGCGGCGTATAAAGCGGCCGATCAAACGAGGCCGTAAATGATAAACTGTTTGGCCGGGATACGTTATATGTGCTGGACCCTTTCATCCCGCAGCCCATCGGCTTTTTCTCATAGATAACCTGGCCGATGTCCGCCTCGGCTCCGTTCTCTACGATTGCCCATATAGAATGCGCCAGGATGGTGTCCACTGTCCCGACCGTGTCGTTCACTACTACCAGAGCATCTGTCACCGAGTCTGCTGCCAGCAGGGCCGCCTGGATCGCATCTGAGCTGCCGGTCCCGGCAAGCATGAAACTTTTCAGCCTACGGATCCGCAGGTCAGCATCCGATTCGCCGTCTATCCCCTGCACCGTAGCTCCGGCCGCATTGTTCACTGTGGATGCGCCGTCTACGACCGTGACAATGTTCGTAATCGTGTTATTCGTGATCAATACAGCGCCGATATCTTTTGATCTAAAACTGAGCGTTGCGGCCCCGGCGATGCTGAATGTGTAGGAAGCGTTCAAGTAGAACTGGTTGCCCGCGTCATCCTCTACGGTGAAAGCCGATGCAGTTGGATCCCCGTCAAGCCCTACAAGGTTCACTCCCTTCGTAACGGTCACCAGTACCCCGACGTAGGTGTATGTCGCGCCCTGCCTGGTCAGCCCATTGATCGCGGCCCGATGGTCCAGGATCGCGCCGTAGGCTGATTCCGGGTTGAATGAGTTATACGTTGCGACCAGGTTCTCCAGCATATCAGCGGCCGCCTGCGCATAAATATTGATCAGCTGGCCGTCCGGGCTGGTCGGATCTACGTTGATATCTGTCCCGTAGATTGTTTTCATTGCCTCAGTCAGTTCGTCGATTATATCGTTTGCTGTCCTTACATGAAGCCCTAATGTATCAAGCTGGTTTTGGCCGCTCATAGTATGTTCTCCTGGGTTATGGTCGCCTGGAATGCCGTGCCATATATAGTCTCTACCGAATAGCTTATGTCCATTTGCCGGGCCGCGTCCTGCACAGCAGTCACTTCAATAACCTTGACGACCCCGTATGCCTGGATTATGTTTGATTTGATGGCCAGTTTCAGTTCCTCTTCTTTCCCTTTATCCAGCAGATACCGCCAGTCCAGGCCGTCCTGCAGGTTGAAAAAACAGTCACCTTCCCATCCCAGTAGCCGGCTACGTATGTTCTGCGCGATCGCCAGGTCCTGTACCACATAATTATTAAGGCCCTTTCCGAATGTCCAATCGCCGCCTGAATCCAGTGCTCTTATTCTCATAATTAATCCTTATACAAAAGTGCTTGAAATTCTGCTTTTTGTGCTTCCAGCGCTGCTATGGATGCGGCGTTGATTACGTGAGTGCCGGAGTCCACGGAGATGGTCTTTAAAACGTCAATAAGGCCTTCTATTAGCCCCAGCAGGCTTTTGGTGGCATTCTCTATGTTCGCCTTGTTTGATGCCAAGGAAACGCGCACAGCGTTGTCCACAAGGCCTGTTTCGCTGGCCGCCCTGGCCGCTGGCGGGGCTACCAGGCTGTAAATGCCTACCAGCGCGATCCCGTCCGACAGGTCGTGTGTCCGATCAGTAGCCGGTTCAGCTTCGTTCCCGTAGGTATGCCAGGTATCAATGTTTCGATCAGAGAATAGTACAATGCAATAATCCCCTGCTGCTATTGGGAAATAAAGAGATCCTGTCCCGCCATAAGGCAAAAATACCGGGCAGTTCACTAATAATGGGTATGATACAATTCTATCGATTGCGTTCCGTTTAACCACAATCTGTATCGAAGCGGTTGCCAGCGCTGCGCTGTATGATTTGATTTGCCCGACCTGGACGCAGTTCATTTTCTTTGAGAATTTCTTTCTCAAGTATGTTACAAAATCGCCGAGGTCCGGCTCAGTCAGTGGTCCTTTTATCATGATTTAATTAACGGCCGGAATGGCTGGCCGTACCTATCCCATAACATTAGCGACGTTACGAGCTCGCCGGACACAGCTCCGCTGATTGTCCCGATATGGTTCATTCCTACTATTTTAAAATCGCCGTTGCATTCTTTGACCTGGCTCTCGAGCCTTACTAATTGGCCCATCCGCAGCGATGGTTCGAATAATGTTTTGATATCAATTCGTGTGCCGAATTTCTTGGGGACCTCTAACAGGCCAGATGACGCATCGATGACTACGGCTCCGGCATTTATGACCTCATCTTCTGTGGTCAGGAAAACTTTTTCCCGGTCAACATATACCGGGCCGTATTTGCTGCTCCAGATGTCCTCTATATACTCCCACGATTTCCCGGCGAATACCGCATGCTCCATTGTATCGGTTGTGCTCGACATATACCCCAAGCTTAGCGTTGGGCAGTCATCTATCAAATCGTTTAATATGTCCGCTACTTTTGTTCTGCGTTCATAGCTTCTGTGCGATTCGCCATACTGCATAGCAAAACTGCCGTCATACGCGCTGATGGTTGTTTTCCATTCTGTCCCCGGCCGCTCGGAATACGCATACTCGATATTCCCTTGAAAGATAATCGTTTGTTTAGCTCCGTATCCGGCCGAGAATGTTATCGGCTTATATAGTCTGTCGCCTTCTTTATCAAGTTTATCTTTATAGATAAGATCTCTTACTGATTTATTGAGGTTCGTTATGATGATACTTGCTCTGTGCGCCGATGCCTTAATGGCAGTGTTGACGGTGAATTGTATGGTCAGCGGGTCCGTGATCGTGATGGTATACTTCTGCGCAGCCTCTTGAACATTCGGCCCGGTGTAAGATCCACCCGCGAGCCCGGCCTTCCTTAGTGTTTCAAGCTGGACAGGATTTGTCTGTATTTCTATTGTGTATGTCCTATTTAATTTCATGGTGCAGGATATCCTTGTACGAACGCTGTTGCGCTTGCAAGATCAGCTGCATTCAATAAATACAATTCACTGCGCGCAGTCAAGAAATCGTCTACTTGGAATGGCTCGACATCGTCGTTTGATACACAGGCTATCCCGAACGTGTCGAGATCCGCAAAACTCCAAAGCAAATTGGGATGGTTGGTTATAATTATATTCGATACATTTATATTATCGCTGGTTATGTCCATTGCCCATCTTTGGATTGCCGGCATGAACCGGAGCGTTAAAGATAATGATACGCCGTCATCGCTTACCATGGCAAGCACTTGTGTTCCGTTATCCGTTAAAGAATCAATCAATCTCATTGAGGAAGTCCTCCGCTTAACCGATATCCGAGGTTTAGTTTGCTGCCGAATGTTGTCGGTGTCCCTTTAATTTTACCCGCGTCAGTGGGCTCTTGCCGCTGCGGTAAAGCCAGCGCGGAAGTTGTCATTTTATTAACCGGGCTCAATGAAACCTGAGTGACCCGTATTTCTTTCAATGATACCGTGATGCTGCTGTAAAATTTGCTATCCTCTCCCTGCTGGAACCTTATGCTTTCAATGATCATATTGCCATCAAAATATTCGTATGGTGTTTCGACGGAACACATCTCGCGGTTCGCCCACATTTCTTTTAGTTCTCCATACGCTTTCTGTTGTGCGGTTTCTGTTGCGCCGCCGGTGAATAATCCTACTATGTTTTTTGCCCGCGCCATGTAATTGTCTATTTTATTGACGACGCTGGTCCCCTTTGATATAACCTTCTGAATATCCTGTAATCCTTTCGGAGTATACTTCCCGAGGTACGCCGGCACAGTTGTCAGTAAGGTTTGCGCGGTATTCAATAATCCAAGTACGCCGGACGGGTTTGTGTTGTAAACAAGCTCACCGACGAGCCCCTGTAATTTTAGGCGGATCGGTTGTATTGCTACATGGTCATGCGCGGCAAAATTATCCTCTACATAATGGTCGGTGATATCTGATTGGAATTGTGTTGTCTCCTCAAGCTGCGCATCAAATACAAAACCGTTTATCCCGCGGCCGCCCTTTGGATGTAAAATGTATTTATTGATCAGGCTGTCAGCGCCGGATCGAATATAAGAAGCGGCCCCGACCACCTTCCCTGCTCCAGATCCTACTGTTGAAAATATGGACATAGTTACCTCTTATTGCTGGTCTGCCATTTCGTGCTGCAGTGCCTGTTTCGCTATAAAGGCATCTTTCGCATAATCCCCGGTCCCGTACATATTAATCGTTAATGGGCCAATCCGGGATCCAGCCACATCTGGAGTTAGACCCGCCTTATCTTTTCCCCAGTATATAGATTGTTTGTATAGGTTCGGGACGTTCTGCAATAAGTTTAAGCCAAAACCAAGCGGAGTTGTACTTAGATACGGGCCCATCCTCGAGGAATAATATCCCGCTCTCTCAAATACAGTTCCAGCTTTACCCGATGCATCTATTATTTTTGCGTTTAATAGTCTCTCTGCTTGATGTAATACTTTTGAAAAAGTAGGGATTATCAGTGTTATAAAATCCTGCGATACCTTTCGCCATGATTGGCTTAGCGCAATCATTTCTTTGTCAAGCGCAATAGCGGATTCTCGTTGCGATTGCAACATTGACAATTCGTTCCCGCTGGGAAAAGCATCACGAAATTCCTTCCCGCGCGAATCAGGCATATTCATTAACGATCGGTCAATACGCATTGTCCCGAGCAACATTGCTGCTCGCATCGGTCGGTCGCTGTATTCGCTTGCCAATGTATCAAGTATATTTTTAAGATTGGTTGCTACATCAGCTCCCATGTCTACCCCGAGTCGCATAAATCCTTCGGGGATTTGGCCGCCTTCCCGAACACTCTCCATAGCCTCTCTTAATCCCAGAAATGATCTGGTCATTGTTTCTCTTGCTACACCATACTTTTCAGCCGCTATTTGCCACCGCTGTAACGAGTCTACGGAATCGTTCGTCACGCTATCGAAATCACGGAATGACCGGGCGCTCTCCATTGTACCCTGGAACATTCCTTTTAATGTTGTTGTGATTCCATACAGGCCGGCTACGAAGGCAGCTGATTCGATTACGCCCCTCCGCATCGCAGATGCGAACTGGTTGATTTTTTGTACCTCAGTCCTTACGCCTAAAGAAACAAACAACTCACCTATGCGCATTTTAAACTCCTGCTATACCGACCTTTTTCGTTTCTTACAAGGTCAGTTCTATTTTTCGCGACTATGCTTAATTTTAATCTTGTTTCTTCTGAATGGTGCTTTCCTGCCATTGGTGCTGGAGAATTCCCTTTTTTCGATTGACTGATTTTTTCTCTTGTTTCTTCACTTCTTACTTTCCCATAGTTCCCGTGCATAGAACCTTTTATTTTAGATAGGGCTTCCCCTATTTTCTTTTTTGTTGCTTCTAAATGTTTTTTGCCGAACATCGCATTTAATTCACCGCTTAAGTGGACACCGTACATCCCATTTTTATCTCCACAATTTCTCTTATTTTCTTTCCATCTTTTCTTAGTCTTTTCTGATTGATTCCTTCCTGTCATAACAGTATTACCGCCGATTGATTTGTTATAGACATTCTCTCTACCTAATAATTGCCTATACTTTGAGATAAAATATATCTCTGTAGTATCAATCAATTCTCTGCTAACACAATAACACAAAAGCGTTACGGTAAAGTTCTCCCTTCCGTATTTTTTAACAGCTACTTTTATTGAGTCGCCGCTCCCATAATAGCTTGTTTTAAATGCCCCTCTTTTTTGACCGACATATATTTTTTTATTTAGGAGATTCTTAGTTAAATAAACATATCCGTATGTTTTCACTTAGTCCCCTTTATTCAGTTCCATGAATGCTGCCTCGTAATCTTTTATAAAAATATCGTATTCTAACATTTTCATAACCGTCGATGCGTTCATCTGCAGCACCTTCCCCGGGTCCCCGCCAGCGTATCCTGCTTTTGCCAGCCGTAAGGCTATGATCCATTCGCGGCCGATTCTTACTTCTGTTTCGGGATACCGGAATTTATCAGCCGGCTTATTTTTAACACAGAAAGAAGGTCGGCCAAAAAAGGGAGGCAGTTCACCTCGACGATCTTCGAGCAGATGGCATAGTAATCTTTCCTGGCCTGGCTGCCTACGCGCGGATCATCAAACAGCGCCGGGGTTACCCGTACATTCTCATATACCGCTTTCCCGCCACAGGCCATGATGCAAGCACGCACCACAGGCGAGGATGCTACGGAAGTTACCTTATTAATAAATAATGAGAATACACCGGATGTCCCGCGGAATGTCTGGATTGGATCTTTTGGATCGATGTCCGTATTAAGTATGTCGTCGTTTAATTCAAGCGTCCCGACGGCCTTGATCAATGCGTCATTTAATGCGATTGCATGCTCGAACGAGCTCTCCGTTACAGTTAGCTTCGCCCCACTTTCAAGTTTAAATTCCATTCGTTTATCTCCATTTCTATGCGATTACCTTCCCGGCATTGCCGAACATAATGTTGTATACTGCTACGCTCTGCTCTGTGTCGCCTTCTACGTTGCTCTTTGCGTCCACCTGGCGCTTTATCAATCCGCCGGAGCACTGATAGATTACGTCAGCGATGTTTCCTGCGCCATCCCCGGTCCGCTTTACAAACAGGCCGGTCAGTAGGATGAACTTAGAAAAGTCGTTGATCTGTTCCTGTAGCCGGCTGTGCATATATTTATCATCCGCCGAACCGATCAGCAGTCTCAGCGCAACATCTACGACCTTGCCCTGCTCATTAAAGGCATATATCATGTTGCCGTTTTTTGATGCCTTCAAGTTTGCCAGATCGTTCGGGAAGCCAAGCGTTACGGCATCCCCGTCGGCCAGGTCAGTCAGCACTCGTGAGTCGATTTGTATAACATCTGCTCCTGTTAACGATGTTGCTCCCATTTTAATCCTCCCTCATATTATGAATTAACTGTCACGATCACGTTGCTTGAATGTACTGCTCCGGCCGCTTTTGCGGCTATCTTTATCAGCGGTGCTTTCCGATCATCCCTGTCTGCGGTTGACTGGTCCGCTACCGGCAGCGAGTATACGTAATATCCGACATCAGTAATGTTCCGGCGCAGATCCGTTGGGTTACCAAACGTCTCTGCTGATGTCCATGATCCCGGGGCCAGGTATCCGCAGCTTACTGCCTGCTGGCATATCTTCTGGTATGCGCCTTTGAGCCCTGTTATCCCTGGCTCAGTCTGTGGGACCTTCGTATTCGTTTGGTACAGGTAGTTAAACCCTGCGGTCTGCAGCGCGATCTTAAACCATAACTGCTGGTATATTTCATCAAAGAAACTGTTTTCTCCGGAACTAAATACAGCCGGCAGTCCTGCGATGTTCGGGTAAATGTCTACGCCCGCGGCTTCGCATGCGGCCAGTGCGGTCTGATCCAGCACCGAATCAGCGCTTATGGTAGCCAGCGTCTTTAGGTGCATGGTCTGAGAAGTGTTACTTCCAGCAAAGTCTGTAGACAGCGCGCGGCCGGCATATGCTGCGGCCATGTATCGTGCAGCGACTGCGCTGGTTGAAAAATACAGTGTACGGGTATGTGTTTTCAGCGCGGTTCTGATATCATCCAGCGCGCCGCTTGGTGCGTAGTCGGCTGCAGTTGTCGAGGCGTAAAACAGCACCTTATCGATTGTCTGCATGTATGCCGAAAGGTTGACCAGGTCAGCTTCTATCAATGCTTCGGTAACGACGACACCAAAGAAAAACACTTGTTCTGATACTCTGGGGATCGCGGTCTCGACCTTTTCTGTTCCGGGGCCCGTCCTCGGCACGACTACCAGATATCCGTCTGCTGTCAGTATGTTTGGGTTCTGTGAGAATATTGCTACTGCCTGCAGGTAGGTTTCTGATGTGGATCCAAAGTCAGTTGCCACCTCAGAGGGGATTTTGTAAACCTTAAAATCTTCATCACCGTATGCAACAATCGGCTCTTCGTGAGTAAACAGTCCAATGGTATTAATGTTCGGCAGCGGCAGCCCGGTCGGGGTGCTTAGTACCGTCACGTTGATTACATTGGATAAACTCAAATTCAAATTAACAGCTGTCATGAGCGTATTCCTCCTTTAATGTTTGCTATCTGTTTGCTACTATCGTTGGCGGTTGTGCCCTGCTGAAATCATCGTAGTAGCCCACCGCTTTGTTTTTAGTGTAAACCGCCAGCACCGTTATTGTCATTGAAAACCTGGTCATCATTGCATGACCTTCTACCGCGGATATGTCCGTAAACTGGCCGGGTATCCTTGCTATCTGCATTTTATATGTTTCCATTTTCTGCCGGGCATAGTTGCTGTTCAATGCCATGATAACCTCTTCTTTGCGCTGCCGGGCATTTGAGTCTACGCTCATCAAATCTATTTGGATCAGTTCTTGCATTGATACTGACTGGGTTTCTGATATCCCAGTATCCTCGTCAGTCAATTCTGCCACGTTCCCGATCGCCTTCCCGCTCACGTACCCTACTACGACATACAGCCCCGGTGTTGTCGGGGCAATTATATCTTGGTTATATATCATAATCGCCCCATCAGCGAGGCTTAGTTCGTTCTGGATAATGTCCGCCAGCACAAGTAATATATCAGTTGTTGTCATTATACCCAGTCCTGTGTGATCTCGTATTCTGAAAAACCAGCCTGTGAGTATTCGTTCTTTTGATCTACTCGGTATTTTACATTATTCTTATCTATCACAATATCGTTAACGTTCAATGCAAAACTGGTGATCAGGTTTGACCAGCGCCAGGCCCGTTGTCCTTCCGGCTTATGCGATCGCTGCCGGGAGCTCTGCGGGTAAAGGATCCCCTGGAACGGTCTTATCTTGCTGGTCTCCACTGACTGGAAGCTGACAATTGACTTAGTAACTACTTTAAATGTGAGCGGATTTTGCCACTCTGCGAAGGCATCCTGCATGTTCGGAAAATTTCCCATTACTTTATTTCCTTTACTTTGTGCGTAACTGATAGGCGCATCTGCGCTGTGTCTACCAGAACCATACTTGTTACCTTTTTATGTTCCCGTTTCGCTTTTTTCTTGGCCGTCTTAGTCGTTTTGGCTCTGATGGTGGCTGGCTTATTGTCTGGCCAGTGGCCAAAGCCTTGCGTCTCGAATGCCTCTTGGATTTGGAACCGGCACTCTACTGCCAGATCCTCGAATACCTGCCTGTAATTGCCCTTACCGAGGTTCACAAGCGTGTTCTTGCTGATCTTCTTGAGGATCGTTCCCGCTTTTTCCATCAGCGGCATTCTTAACCAGGACCTCTTGGGAATACGATCTGAGAAAGAACCAAATTCGTGCTTGAGTCCTATGGTCGCGTTTGAGTTGCCGTCTGCCTTCCGGTGGTCCTTCTGGCCCAGGATCCCAATCTTTACGTTGTAGTTCTTATTGACGGCCTTGACGAATTTATTAAGTAGCGCAACATCTTGGATAACCTTCGCCTTCACGGATTCGTTGCTCCGTAGGCCGTTGCCACGTTCCCTACAATCCGAGGCATGACCAGCTGCAAATATTTTTGTCCGTATCCGGTTTTCATAAACTGATTTAAAACCGGGCTATCAATTACAGATTGAGGCAGAGCATAGCTCACTGATACCGGGCCCACGCTTTTTGATTGTATAGGTGACGTGCCTGTCGCTGCCACGCCCTGCCCTATCTGATTGGTTCCGCCTGCTGTTTGGATATTCACAGCGAGACAATGCGCCGTTAACAGATAAAACGGCGGTTTCTGGCTGGCTTCATCCGGCCAGATCGCCGTGTTAAATAATAACTCCGATTCAGTCATTGCCCTGGTTATGTCCGAATCCATGACCGTGACTGACGGGCTGTTCGCATCCGGCATTGTGCCGTACTCGAAATCCCTTACGAAGTATGATTTAAACTCTGCTAATGTTATAGGTGCGGTCATTGCCTGCTCCTTATACGCGCATTACTTCTTTTTCTCTTCCTTTTTTCCCGGGGCAGCTGTTTTTTCTTTTTCTGTTTTCGCTACTTCCGGGGACATGGTGACTGCTGACCGGGTTGTTTTTTTTGGTTCTTTTTCCCCGATCATTTCATGGGCATTTTTTATGTCATCGTACATACCCAGTAATTTTTTCGCTTCCGCGTCAGGAACGTCCTCGAACTTCTTTGGATCAAGCCGTCCCTTAGACGTTATTACTGCACCTGCTCCATTATTGTAAATCTTCATGTTCCCTCCCTATCGCTTATATATTATTTGCATCGTGTCGTTGGGACAGTGTGTCGCGGTCGGGCTCGTGCTTCCGTGTCGGATATATAATTCAGGAACATTGACCATATCTGCGCCTGTCAGTACATTGCCAGTCAAAAACACACCTTCCCCGAAGAACGGATACCAGCCGATCGTCGCGGGGCAGTATATCTTACCTACCGCCGTTATTGTGTTGGTATCCCCTGCGAGCTCATACATAAGATACGTTTCGGTTGCTGCCGTCACATGCCATATTCCCGCGCTTTGAATCTGCACCCTGGCCAGGTCGATATCCGGAGTCATCGCTCCAGCGTCAGTAACCGCATGCGTCGATACGGTTTCTGAATACCAGAGACTTTCCCCAGCGAACGCTGGCTGGAGCCCTACTGCGAGGATGCCCAGAATAAGCAGGGCAATGACCAAGCTGAATTTTTTGTTTTTAAACATATGCTTTCTCCTTTTCAGTTAATTTTTTACTACTTATGCCGCATGGTCGAAATACAGAATCTCTGCTGGCCGGTATATGCTGCAGCCGGTGAACTGGCCGTATGCTACACCCTTCCAGTAGAAGTTGTCTGCTGTGCCCGGTGCTGCGATCGCAAAATCTACCGGGATATCCATCCGGCAGGTTTCTGCGTTGTTGTTATAGAGACAGTATCTCTGTAACCCATCTGCACCCAGTGCGGTGCTGCGGCCGGCATTGAATGTCGATTGGCAGTAGGCAAGCCCTTTGATCTTAAAGCCTGCGTTGCCTGTGATCTCTTTGAATGCCTTGAGCAAATACTCCAGCTTTGAATTCATCGGATACGCTGCCGAGGCCGCTGCTGCCATGCCCAGGTAATCATTCATCGGCATCAGGAACGTGTTCGGCATCTCTGTGCCGTTACTGTTCGTGAAGTATGCGCCGAGTAATGCTGCCACCAGTGTCTGGAAATCATTCGCGCTTAATCCAGAGATATTCGCGGTGATGTTCGTGGTGTCCTTGGTTACGTTCGTGTTCGTCAGCAAGCCCGGTACGGAAGCCTGTAGTGAACGGCTGCCGAGGAATGCCATATCCTGGATACCCAGGTCCCAGTTCTTTTTCAGTGCTTCTACTTTCGCGGCCACAGCGTCCCAGTTGTTCGATGCGAGCGCTTTCTGTATCTCGGGGATGCTCCACATGTAACCCTTTGCCCACGTCAGGATCGTGCTGTCCTGGGTGGTTATGCCAGCGTCCACCAGGTCAAGCTCGGTGTTACCTTTACCTACATTGATAACGCCCGTCTCAAACTGACCAGCAACATTATACTGAATGTTCTGGGTGATTTTTTCCATCCATGCGCCGTTTCCTACCTCGACAGACATAAAGTCTGCGGGTGGTACGGTATAAAACTTCTGGCTGATCACGTTCGCGCGGATGAACGTTGTGGTCCGGATTGCGTAATCAAACCCGAGCCCGCTGGGGTCTACATCGCCGTTGGCATTTTGAAGTGCCATACCGGGCATCCAGCCGCCGGAGTTTCGGATTTCTCTTCCTTTTAAATCAAGTATTGGTTTTCTCATTGATATGCTCCTTTCCCTTATAGGTTATTTTTTAGACATCAAAAGTCGGCTTAGTAATAATGACCCGAACCAGCTGGCCTGCAGCCGACGCGCCATCAAGAGCTACACCTAACTGTTTTCCTGCGGTGAAAAGCTGCACAGTTATGTTCGCTGCGTTTGCCAGCTCGACCTGTACGCCAGCGGTTATTGCCGCGGCCGATTCCATCCACACTACTGGTCCACCACAGAATGCGACCTCGCATGCGTCGTTCTCTACCATGGTAGATTTCCGCGCATTATAAATGATCACACCGAATGGCTCTTCCGACGTGCTGCAGGGAGTAAATGTTGGGATCGGCTTATTGTACGCACCGGTCCCGAGCTTTACAGGATCACCAGGAAAAGCTGCAGCGGTAACAACACCAGCAACTACTCCGCCGTTTAAGTCTTTTGCAAGCTGGCCTTTGATCGGGGCCATTGAGAATTGGTTTACGTTGATTGTATCAGTCATTGTGTTCCCTCCTTATATGGTTTCAGAACCGTATTTTTTTTTGCCTGCCGCCCGCCGTTCTTCTTTTGTTACCATAGGCGATGTGACCTGCCCTGGCCGGGACGCTGCCTTGTTCTTCATTTCATCAAAATGCTTTTGATCTGCGTCCGCTTTTTCCTTATCGGCGAGCAGCGCATTCTTTTTTTCCTCATCCTTCTTTTTTTCTTCTGCATCTTCGTTCTCTTTTTCCTTTTTCAGCTTATCGGCAGCGTCGGCATCAGCGTTCTTTTTCTCGTCTTCTGCCTTTTTCTTTTCATCATCTTCTTTTTTCTTTTCGTCCTCGGCATTCTTTTTTTCTTTCCCCTCAAGCTCAAGCCGCTTTTTCTTCTCCTCATCGGTTTCACCAGCATCTTCATTCTTGATATCATTCAATAACGAGATGAGTGAATCGAGCCGCTGCACCACATCGGCTTCTTTACCCGCAGCTGCTTTCTGAGGATCCTTGCCGAACATTTCATTTATCGCGTTTTTTAGTTCGGACAGGGCCTTGCTCACTTTTTCTTTCATGACATTTCCTCCTGTTTTTGAGTTTATGAATATTTTAGCACCGTTATATCGTGGGTTCTCCACAATCGCAAGGTGAGTATATTCTCCGTTTTTTACCTCCATGTCGTAGTTTATGTTATTGTAAATTCCACCATCGGTGTTAGTATCAGTTGGAATGTATGCGCAGGATACCGAGTATTTCCCGCTTAGAATTCCAGCCTTGGTTGCGTCATCCCATATAAAAAACTTTGCATGATACCAGCCATTATTTGCGTTGTAGTAAACTTCGTTGACCAGCCCGCATGCCTGCTCTTTGAAAGTTTCCGGTGATACATCATCGTGTAACTTAAAAAGCACAGGACATCCCTTGAACGATTGCGCCATATTGTCGAGCGCTTCCTTGCGGACCAGTGCTGTACCAGCTCCCATGTCATCGTAATTGATCAGGCCCGGCTCAATGAACCGGCAGTCGTACTCTTTTGGCCAGTTCTTGCCGAGTGCGTTGCTGTGCGCGCCTGGGGTAAATCCGGCATCCTTTAAATT